ATCCAGGACATGCCCGATTACTGGAAGTGGTCGAAGGAAGACAAGTCTTCCGCCGATTTCAGTAAGGAGATCAAAAAAATCAAAGATTCTGGCGCGAAGAACCTTAAAATCCGGATCAACTCTCCGGGCGGTGTATGCACGGAAGCAGTGGCGATGCGGTCAATCATCGTCAACGCAGGCTTTGATAACATCAACATCCTGATTGAGGGCCTGTGCGCCAGTGCCGCAACGGACATTGCAACGATCCCTGGAGCGCACGTCCAGATTGCAGAAGGGTCAGAATATATGATCCATAACCCATGGTGTCTGGCTATGGGCGACGCGAACGACCTGGAACACACTGTGGAGCATCTGCGGAACATCGAGGAGATGAGCCGTGGGTTTTATACCAAGCGCACCGGCCAGAGCGATGAGCAGATAAAGGAATGGATGGATGCTGAAACATGGTTTACCGCACAGCAGGCCGTGGAGTACGGCTTTGCGGATGAGGTGCTGGAAGCACCTGCGAAAGCGGTGGCCTGTGCATCCGTCAGAGAGTACGAAGTGATGATGGATCTGTACCGGACGATCCCGGACGCGGTGGCCATCAAAGATGAACCTACAAAGGAGGTACCTGACATGGAAGGCGAAAACAAGATTACTCCCGAAATGATGGAGCAGATCAGACAGGAAGCTGTCGAGGCAGAAAGAAAGCGTGTCGAGGATATCGACGCTCTGACCATGCCTGGATATGAAGATATGGCCGCAAAGGCGAAGGCCGACGGAACGTCCGCAATCGACTTCCAGAAGCAGATCGTTGCGGCTATGAAGAAGAAAGGCAACGAGTTTCTCAAAGCGAGAGCTGAGGAAACCGAGCCTGCAAAGGAAGTAGCCGGTGCAGCTCCGCAGTCTGGCAAGACGGAAGCTGAAGAGATCGAAGAAGTTGCTAAGTCGGTAGCTGAGTATGCGAAGGCATACAGCGCAACCAGCGGCAACAGCATGTTTTAAGAGAAAGGAGATGACTGACTATGTCCAAACTCTATGACGTTATCGGCGCGAAGACTTATACAGACCTGTTGGCTGACCCGCAGGGCGCAGATGTGATCGGAATCAATGTAAAGCCGGGTGAAGGTGAGCTGGCAATGGGCACCCTGATGGTACGGGGTAATGACGGCCTGTTTGCCGCGGCCGCTGCAGCAGATATCACCGCTGAGAAGTTCCTGGTTGTCCTGAAAGAAGCTGTTGACGCTGGCGCTTCTGCCACTCCGGCTGAAGGCGAGGACGTTGTGGTCGCGGAAGATGCCGCCGCTTATAGAGCGGGTTGCTTCATCGACGGCGCGGTCATCCTCAAGGCTGGCACAGCCCTGACCGATGCCAACAAGATCGTTCTGCGCGGCATGAACATCACATTCGACAAGAAAATGTCCACCGGGACATTCAACAACGGCGTAACGGCCTAAGAGATAGGAGGTAGAAGATATGCCTATTGATATCTATAGCACTCGTGCACAGCTTGCGGCTATCGAGCAGATGCCGCGCGAATACAGCGTTTTATATGACTTCTTCGCGAGGGACGCGGGAACTGTTGAAGACGACAAGGCCATCTATGACTACAGAAAAGGCGTCAAGAGAATGGCCCCGACCGTTCATCCGGGTACCGGCGGTGTCCTGATGGATCGTGACGGTTTCGAGACCAGAGAGATCGGTTTCTGCTGCATCGCTCCTGAGAGAATCATCGAAGATCACAACCTCAAGGGTCGTTCCTTCGGTGAGCAGGTTCTGGGTGCCATGACTCCGGAGGAAAGAGAGCGCAAGCTGATGGCTCGTGACCTCATGGAGATGAGAGCCGCCATCCAGCGCAGAAGAGAGTGGATGGTACGTCAGGTACTCCTGACGGGTAAACTTTCCATCTTTAACTACACAAACGAAGGCCGCGGTGTGAACGCTTCCATGATCGCTGATTATGGCTTCACAAACACCTTCACACCGGATACCCAGTGGGATCAGGCAGGTGCGACGATTGATGCAGACATGCATGAAATCTTCGACCTGGTCTATGACGGACTGGGCACCGTAACCAAGATCGTGATGGCACCGAACGTTGCGGATGCAATCCTGCATAACAGCGACTTCATCCATCAGTATGACTGGAGACGTGCGGACATGGGCAGCATCAACACCCAGTATCGCGGCAGCGGCCTGCGGTTCCTTGGTTACAACAGCGACGGCGTAGAGATGTACTCCCTGTCTGGTACCTTCATCGATGATGACGGCCAGGTGAAGAAACTCATCCCGGATGGCAAACTGATCGCAGGTTCCGACGGAATGCTCAACGTCTTCCACGGTCCGGTAACGCAGGTTGAGGATACCGGCAAGACCGCGAAACATAAGACCTACATCGCAAAGGAAGTACCGCTCCGCTACGGCTCCATCGATGGCAACTCCATTAAGAACCGCCTGACTTCCTGCCCGACGGTTGTACCGACCAACGTTGACGGGTGGGCAGTAGCGACCGTCCTGTGATGGGAGGTGGCTATATGTACGTTGCGAATCACTATATCCGTGTCAACGGAAAGATCCTTGCGAGAGGCGAACGGCTTCCGATGGATGTGACGCAGGCGAAACTTGACTGGCTCCTCAGCGCAGGAGCCATCAAGGAAGTCAAGCCCGCCGAACAGGTCAAACCGGAACCCGTCAAACCGGAGCCGGTGGTTGAGCCGGTGGTTGAACCCGTTGAGGAACCGGTTGAAGAAGTCGAGATCGATTCCATGGCGGGCGTCGTGACGGAGCCGCCGAAGAAAAAGAAAGGTGGTGCTAAGAAATGAAAGTGCTGATCAAAAAGACAGGTGCTGTACTGGATGTAGAGGCCAGCTATGGTGCCCGCCTGATCGAACAGGGACGCGCCACCTTCGCTCCGGAGGTTCCGGAAGAAAAGCCGGTAGAGGAAGAGGCGCCGCAGAAGACGACCAAAAAGAAGGGGTGATGTCGTATGTCATTCCGTGACAGAGTGGACCATGACATTCACCGTACCTTCATGCGGTTAGACCACTTCGGTGAGGTGCATTACTGGAATGGCCAGAAAATCATCTGCGTACCGGATGAGGAGATGGCGCTGAAGCGTAAGAACAACAACGTCAACGATATCTCTTGGGATTCGAACACCCGCGAACTCCTCATCCATACCCCGCTGGAGGGTTTCCCCGGCGGACGGGAACCGGAGCCGAACACCCATGTGGTCTATGACCGCAAGCCCATGAGGGTGATCAATGTGGTCCATAACATGGGTGTGCTGGGCATCCTGCTTAGCGCCTACGATCCGAGGGAGGTGGTGTGACATGCGCTTTACTGAACGCTTTCGAGGCTTGAAAGAGTGGACATACCACATCCTCTGCGAGGGACGTGAAATGAAAGCGCCTGCACAAAATGGCGACATCGCTGTCATCAACCGGCAGGAGCCGAAGGTCTATCTTGGCTGGGCGCCGTCCATGCTCGACCAGACCGGACAGATCCGGCAGGATGTGTCAATGGTCGTTCCAAGTATCACGATCATGCCGACGCAGTCGCTTGGTAAGTATACGGAGGAAAAGCGGTTTGACCGTTACAACGGCATCCATCGCCCGCAGGAGATGGGACAGCATCTTGGCGTGCAGTTCCTCTTTTCCGTGTATGAACCGGGTGTCAGGCTCCCCGGCTTCGTGCATTCAGCCGGTGAAAAAGGACAGGATCTTGACCTGGAACTGATCACGGAGGGCACTGAGCATGGCTTCATGACCTTAATGAACTGGATCGATGACGGGATGGAAGCCTTAGTCGGCACACGGATCATCCCCGGAACAGATTTGTATGTCGATGACGAGAGTCTGACATACAGCCTATACACCGACCAGAACTACGTGGTCGACCGCAGACCGGTCTACTACGGCTTTATAACTTGTACTTTCGGATGCTATGCCGAGCCTGGCCAGCATCCCGAACTGGAAAGATATCTAATCTAAAGGAGGACAAATCCATGGCTGATTATCTCCACGGGGCTTATGGCCAGATCAACGATGCGGGCAACCGCGTAGCTGATATCGGCCAGCAGGCCATCGTATATATCGGTACTGCGCCGGTTAACCAGGTTGAGGGCGGTGCCAACTATGTAAATAAGCCGGTACTCATTCAGAACATTGCGGAGGCGAAAAAGTTCTTCGGATACAGCGATGACTGGGCGGCATTCACCCTTTGCGAGGCGATGTATACGCATCTGCAGAACAAGGCTGTAGGTCCTATCGTACTGATCAACGTGCTGGATCCTGCGGTCCATAAGGCGGCGGAGAAGACGACCAAGTCGGTCACGCCGGTCAACGGCAAGGCTACTGTAGCCGACGCAGAGCTGGCTATCATTGATACGCTGGTCGTTAAGTCTGGCAGTACCACAAAGACCAAAGGTACGGACTACTCTGTGTCCTACAATCCGGGGACAAAGGCTCTGACCATCGCCGAGCTGACGGCCGGTGCTCTTGGCACCACGGCTCTTACCATCGAATATTTTGCTGCAGATCCGGCGGCAGTAACGACCGCTCAGGTCGTAGGCCAGACGGATGGTCTTGGCACCAACACTGGTATCTATGCTGTCAAGAGTGTGTATCAGGCGACCGGTAAGATCCCGGCATTCCTTGCGGCTCCTGGCTTCTCCAGCATTCCGGAGGTCAACACTGCGCTGTGCAATCTGGCGCAGAAGATCAACAAGCACTGGGACGCGTATGTATACGCAGATTTGCCGCTCGTGAACGGTTCCACGCCGATCACTCTGGCCACCGCAGTGACCTTCAAGAACGCCAACGGTTACAACAGGGAAAACGAGACCGTCTACTTCCCGATGGTGACCGGCACGGATGGCCGGAACTACCACATCTCCACCCTGGCTGCGGCGAACTTCCAGGAACTGCTTCTGGGTCAGGATGGCATTCCGTTCCGCTCTGCTTCCAACACCGCATGCCCGATCATCTCCAACCTGTATCTGGGCGATACCTTTACCGGTGTAGTAGATGATGAGCTGATCAACGACTACCTGAACAAGAACGGCATTGCGTCCGCTTGTTTTGTTGGTGGCCGCTGGGCGATCTGGGGCGCACACAGCGCTGACTACAGCCAGGCTGCGGACCGTGACATCATCTCTGTGGCTGAGACCAACCGCATGATGCTGTTCTACGTGTCCAATGATTTCCAGGCACGCCGGCCGCTGGACGTTGACCGTCCGATGACGGCAAATGATCTGGAGACCATCGCCGCAGAGGAGCAGGCAAGGCTTGACGCTCTGGTTAAGATCGGCGCCCTGCTGTATGGCGAAGTGACACTGAATGCCACTGCCATGACCGATGCTGACATCATCAATGGCGACTTCAGCTTCACGTTCAACATCACGACCACACCGCTTGCCAAGTCTCTGACCGCTCTGGTCAACTGGACTGACATTGGCTTTGTCACCTACTTCTCCAACGGCACTGCCGAAGAAGTAACGGTTTGATAGGAAGGAGGGATACATATGCCGCAGCGGGTATACAACAACGTCGAAGGCCACAGGCTCATCGACAATAACAGAACTGTGGAAGATGTTACGAAGGTCGGCCTTCCGACTCTGAAGCACTCTTCCTCCACGCTCTCCAATGTAAGTGGCATGGCAATGGACATTGACATCCCGGACACCACACATCTGGAGGCCGCTGACTTTACCGTCTACCACAATAATGGTATTAACTGCCAGTTTCTGGCGCAGCCGGGTAAGCACACCTTTGAGTTCCGGACCGTCCGCCAGATGTATCTGGCAGCGCAGGGCGTCCTGAGCCATACGTCCACCAAGTACAGGCTGACCGGTCTGCACATGGAGACGCAGAAGGGCGATATCGAGACCGGCTCCCCGTACGGAAGCACGGAGAAGTATTCCCTGCTGAGATACGAGGAGATCGTGGGCGGGAAGACCACCACGGTCATCGATGCAGTGGCCGGCGTAGTCAAATACAACGGCGTCGATTACACGAACGTGATCGACAACATGCTTAAATAACATCCGCAGTCATCCCCAGACTGCACCGGCAACCCGGAGGTCCTCTCCCTTCCTCCGGGCAGCGCCGGGATATAAGCCGCAAGGGAGAGAAGGGAGAGATCATGGCAGAAGAAAAAAAGACCCCTGAGCAGGTAGCACAGGACATTAAGAAAGGGATCTCTGAGATCCGCAAGCGCCGGGAAGAGGCCATCGAGGCGATGAAGACCGGCAAAGGCATTCTGAAACTTGAGATGCCGTTTACGTCGGACGATGTGGAGATCACGGAGCTGAAGTATGACTTCACGGCTCTGACCGGTATGGAGTACGCGGATGCGATGGACTCCGACACGGTCACACAGCAGGCCTTCCGGATCACCAACAGGCAGGCGCTGGCACTCTTTGCCATCGCAGCCGCCAAACAGACGGAACATGTCGATAATACCGACATCGTACAGCGTATGGGCGTGACAGACTCCATCGAGGCTGTGAGGCTTGCGGCACTTTTTTTTCAAGCGTCAGTCCGGGCGGGCGAGATGCGTATATACAGCATTGCGTAGAGGCAGCCATGGCAAGCAACACGTCCGTGTCAGATATGCTTAACATGAAAATTTCTCTCTTTATGAGAGTTTATAAGACCATTGCGGAGATCATGGAGAGGAGGGCGCAGAGATGAGGATCATCTATCAGGGACTGGACATCAGCCAGTATATGCTCGTGCGCCGGTGCATCGACCATGACTGCGTCGGCAGGGCTGATGCTCTGGAACTGGAACTGGAAAGGGCAGAGGTGTGGGATAGATGGCATCCGGCAGAGGATGACACCATTAAGGTGACGCACAACGGTTACGACAGCGGCAAGCTGTACGTCAATACCGTTTCCATGGAGGACACCCACTACAAAATCTATGCCACCAGCCTTCCCTGCCGAGCGCTCCGCAAAGAATACTTTACATACAAGGCCATGTCATTGAAGGACATCATGGCCTCATGCGCTGCAAGGGCGGGATTAGATTGGCGGGTATATGGACTGGACGAGACGATCCAGATTCCCTACGTCACACAAAACGGTGAAGGTATAGCCGCTTTCTTGCAGCGTATTTTAATGATGGAAGGCGCGGTATTTAAGGTCGTGAGCGGCCGCCTGACAGCGATTGGTATTGAATACGCACAACAGCTCAGTCCTGCCAGAACGGTAGCCCTGAGCGCCGGCCAGCGGCACATGCAGTACATGCGGTTTGGCAAGAAGTACAAGAGACTTACCGTCATGGCGCCGTACTTTTCCGTCAGCGCAGAGGACACAGCGGTGACGGACGGCCTCAGCGAGACGTGGGGCCTGCCGGTATCAAACGTCCTGCAGGCCGGCAGATGGGCGAGAGGGCTGTTGCTGTGTAAGAACCTGAAGCGTGAGAGCCTCACGATGGACACGACCTTTGACCCGTTCCTCACCGCAATGGCACGTCTTAATGTGACAGGCGGCACGCAGGCGGACGGGCGGTGGATTGTCTATGACGTGACGCACGATATCTACAACGGCAAGTCATCGGTGATACTGCACCGGTGCGTAGAGACGGTCAAGTAGGAGGGCGGCGATGGGAAAAGAAAAAGAGACGCCATGCTACGGGGCGGTCATTGAAAGAGGGACTGTGGTATCAACCGATGGCGATACCTGCATCGTCGAATCTGCGGAGCGATCCGGCATTGTCACGCTGGAGTTTAAAAACCGGGGCGGATGGCAGGTCGGTGATCATGTGTACATGTTCCTGTTCCAGGACGGCACAGGCGAGATCCTGGACATCGGATCCGCCAGTCTGACGGAGAGGGTGACGGCCATTGAGCAGGCCATCTCCGAGCCGATCCAGACGGACGACTACTCAGAGGAGCAGGTGCGTATGCTATATCCGGCAACAACGCTGTACCCGGCAACTGATGTCTACCCGACAAACGGCGTCGAGGTCACAGCCGGTTTCAGTATTGATATCTTAAAACGATTGTTCGCAGGCGCGCACTATGCCGCAGAAATCAAAGCGCTGACCCGCAGGGTAGAGGCGCTGGAGCAGGCCGGGGGAGAGTAATTATGGCTTATACACCAACTTATACGAGATGGCAAAATAACGAAATCGGCGCCACCCCCATCACGGCGGAGGCCCTGAACAACATGGAAGATGGGATCAAAGCGGCGCACACAGGAATGGAATCCGCAAACACATTTGTGGTGGCGATGAAACAGGCCGGTGTGGGCGCTTCGAATCTCAATCTGTGGGATTCGACAGTGAACCTCTTGACCATTCCAGGCACGAGGAATGGCGGCGTGGCACTGGTCAATGACCTGCCCGCCAACCTGCAGAACTGTCCGATATCCGGCGACAACACCTTTGTGGCCTACCGTCGGCAGGGCGTGTACTCAGCATCCCAGCCAGACTATGCCTTTGTCGAGCTGATTGAGATCGCACCGACACCCGGCAGGCACTGGGTCAACCTTTATAACCGTTCCGGAGTTGGCTGGCTTGGATGGAGACGGATCGATAATCTCGACCAGACGCCGCAGACCGGCAACGCACAGCTTAATGGGCTGTCTCTGGTATGGCGATATGTACCGGCGGCGCACACGCTGGGTGTCACCATTATGGGACAGGTTAACGAGGCATTGGCGGTAAGCGCTGGATACTGGGAGCTTGCCACGCTTCCGGCACTGGCGGCTATCGTCAGCTCCGCAATCATTAAGTACACAGACTACAACAACTATTACAAAGGGCAGTTAAGGATTGACGCCAGTGGGAAAGTACAGCTTGGCTACGCGAGGAACTGCGGAGACAACACAGCGACCGACATTCCTGCCGGACAATCCATTTATATAAACGAGGTCTTCGTCGCATGAGTGAGAGGAGGTGACTGACCGATGGCTAAGAGCCAGACCTTGACAACCAATATTGTTATCAATGCCAAGACCGGTAATGGCTTTTCCGAGGTCGGCAGCACCTTAGAGCATCTGGGAGAAATTGTATCCGGAGTCAGCACACCGCTTCTGCAGTTTGGGCAGGAAAGCGTTGAGGTCTACCGGGACTACCAGACCGCCATGCTGGACGCCGAGGTCGCTCTGGCTACGACGTATGGCAAGGGGTCAGTCGAACTAAAAAAGGTCATGTCCGATCTGGACGTGGCGGCTTCCGAGTGGGCAAGAACTACGGTCTTCCATACGAACGACGTTGCGGAGGCCATTGCCAATGCGGCACACGCCGGATGGGACTATGAGCAGATCATGACCGGCATCCCTGCGGCCATCGACCTTGCAAGGGCGGGTGGCATGGACCTGTCCAGTGCTGTTGACTATGTCGTCAAGAGCACCAACGCGGCAGGCATTGAGTTCCAGGACATGAGCGACTGGATGAACGAGTGGGTGTTCGCCGCGAACTCCTCCGCTTCGACAGTTGAAGAGTTCGGTGAAGCCATGACAGCCATGGGTTCGACCATGCGTTTTGCGGCGAACCCGGAAGAGTTAATGACCCTGATTGCGGTCACGGCTGATGCCGGTGTGACCGGTTCTCAAGCCGGAACCATGATCCGGTCAGCCCTGATGCGTCTGGTCTCCCCGACCGACAAGGCGACTGAAGCTATGGAAGCTCTGGGTGCCAGCACGGAAGAGTTGGAGGAGATCGCTTCTAAATCAGACGAGATCAACGAAGCGATGGAGATCCTCACCGACAACGGTTTCACAGGTCTGTATGACTCACAGGGCAAGATGAAACCTGTGCTGCAGACCTTCGAAGAACTGCGTGAGGCACTGGCGAAAGCTGCGGGCGGTTACGAGAACCTGACGGACAACAACGAAGCCGCCATGAAGGTGCTAGGTGCCATCTTCCCGACACGTACCATAACGGAAGCGCTGAACCTGATCAACGCTGCCGAGAATAACTGGGGCGGTTTGTACGACAGGCTAATGGCTGGTGAAGCCGAGGGATACACCCAGTTCGCCAGTGAATTGATGGGAAGCGGTCTCGATGGTGCCATCCGGACAGCTGAATCCAAGATCGAAAACCTGAAGAAGTCTGTTGGTGAAGAACTGGAACCGATTGTAACAGATGTGGCGGGTATGATCGGTGACCTGGCCGACAACCTTGCGGGTATGGATCCGACAGCATTCAGCGCCATCGTCAGCGGCCTTGAGGTCATCGCGGTAGCAGGCCCGGGGCTTATGCTGGCAGGCGGCGCGCTGAAATTGATTGGCGCTGCGGCCGCTACGTTTTCCGGAGCGGGCGGATTTATTCTTGCCGCTGTCGCTATCGGCGCCGCAGCAGCGGCATGGCGGGATCTGGACGAGTCATACTATAAAAACACATTCGGCGACATCGCGCTCGATAGCACAGCTGTGGCCGGATACCTTACTGACATAAGTCAGGATTTTCAGAACGCATCTAAGGATGTTGACGCCTACAGGCAGGCGCTGTTTGATGCACACACGCAGTATACAGACTTCACATCTACCCTGTCCAAGAACCTGATTCAGGATGTTCTGACAGGCAAGAACCTGTCAGATGCGGATAAGGAAGCCTACTACAAACAGGGCGAGAACATCGGCGAACAGCTGGTGAGCGGTATCCAGAATGGATATGACCTCACCGCGGCTGATGTGGAGCGCACATGGGGCGGTGAGGAAGGTGTAGATGCAAGCCCGCTTGCGACCGGCATTATGGCTACGCTGGCCGCTGCCATGGAGCGGGATATAGCACAGGCTGAGTCTCTGAGCCAGCAGCTGAGGGATGCTCTGACATCGGCATTTGCAGACAATACGATTACAGATGAAGAGCGTGCGGCTATTCAGGCGCCCATCGATGAGATGAATAAACTAATAGCCAAGCAGCAGGCCATCGACAATTATGTCGAAGAGCAGAGCATGCTGCGTAAGGCACAGTCTCTTGGCATTGACGGCTTCCGTGAAGTGGTCGATATGGTCGACCAGCAGAGGAGCGAACAGCTGGAAGAGCTGATGCGTGATCAGGACCGCACGTACGCCATGATGGAGGCGGAGGGTTATTCAGACAGAGAGCTGTCCGAACTTCGCAGCCAGCAGCAAGCGGCAGTCGGCCGTTTCCGTGGACGCATGGACAAACTGGTCGGTGATACCGCTCAGATGGTACTGGAATCCAGCCTGCCGGAAGAAGCCGGCGCACTGAACGACCTTGTAAGTGAGTATATCGGTAACGGCGGTCGCCTGGATGAGACCAGTGATGCATATAAGGCTTTTAAAGACGTGACAGACGGGCAGGAGATCCTCTCCATGGGCAAGCTGATCACTGAAGCAGTCGAGGCCATGGGCGGATACGAGAACCTGCTGTCTCAGGCTGACTTGTTTACCCGTACCGGTGATACAGACCTTGCAGCATCCTACCAGAGGATGGCCGCCATGTACGACATCTTCGGACATGGACAGGAAGGGACAACTGTTACTGCCGAGTCCGCGCAGAACGTTGGCATGGATTATGAAGCGACATATGCGAACCTCGAAAGCGTTCTGGGTGACCGAACAGCAAGCATCATTGGCGAGGCCCTGTCAGCACAGGCGACTGGTACAATCCCAGATTGGTATAGCCGCTTAGGGGAACCGGCTTTTAATGCCATCAACAGTATGGGCGGCGGCGTTGATATGACTGGTTTCCTTGCAGGCTTTTCGGAATCTGAAGAGTACCAGGTACACGTCACTCCGGTAATGGACAGCATCGCTGAGAACACAGACGTGGAACCTGTAGAGGTTCCTGCAACGCCGGTCATGGAGGAAGCAGACGTCACGACGCTTGACCGTGACGGAATACAGGTTGAAATACAGGGTGATGTATCGGACATCGATGCTAAGTTAGCATCGATGAGTGATCAGGAACTTCTGGAGTATCTGATCGGTAACGCTGACAACCTTGATTTCCAGATCACGTCTCATGATGGACAAAACCTGACGGAATATCTGATAGGTGACCCATCAAACATTGAAACCGTTCTGCAGTCCTATCAGGGACGACAGATCACAGTCCACATGAATGTGGTTAAGCACGTAATCGGTGGCGGAAAAGACCTGTATGCAGAAGGTGGTCGCGCCACTGAGGCATCCATCTTCGGTGAGGCCGGTCCTGAATGGGCGATCCCGGAAGAGCACTCCTCCCGCACAGCATCCTTGCTGGACGCGGCCCGTGCGGCATCCGGCTTTACGTGGCCGGAGATCTTCGCAAGGTTTGGCGGTCTGAATGGGAATCCGGAGAACGTGACAACATCCATCGTCTACGCACCGACCATCAACGCCGCCGATGCAACCGGCGTTGAACAGTCACTTGCGGCGGATAAGGACCGGTTCGAACGGTGGTTCCGCGACCACCAGATGAGGGAAGCTATGGAGGTGTATGCATGACACTGAGTGGAAAATCTTATCTTGCCAGTGCTGGCGAGACTTTCGACCTCATCGCACTGCTGATATACGGAGACGAGAAGTACACGGCCGATATCCTCTGTGCCAACCCTGCCATCTCTGACAAGCTGATCCTGGACGGCGGCGAGGAGGTAAGACTCCCTGTCGTCGAGCTTCTGGCGGCGGGCGAGTATCCGCTGACGGCGCCGTGGAAGGAGGGCTGACATGGCAGAAGTAGGAAGATGGGGAAACCATCGGTTCTTCGTGGAACCAACACAGGTACACAGCTTCTCCGGCCTGTCTGTCAAGGGCAGTGCTGAGACAGAGGAGACAGAGGATGGCGGGCAGAAGTACACGTCCCGGAAGATCAGCAAGCCGGTAGATGTGAGCCTGACCATTAAACTCAATTCCCGTATGGGGGCACCCGTGCGGGACGAAGCAATCAAATTTGTTGAAGAAGCCCAGAACGGCGTGACCGATTACTTCTACATCGGGAACCGCAAGCTGATGACCTGCCAGTTTATGCTGACAGCCGCTGATGTTTCCAACATCAGGATGACCAACACTGGCGCATGGTACGAAGCAGAAATCAAATTGACGCTGAAGCAGGCCTCACAGGAGGACGGCATCGTCCCCGGCAGCAGCACATCCTCCGGCGGTTCGTCTGGCGGAGGCGGCGGCGGAGGTGGTGGCGGCTCCGATGGCGGCGGAGGCGGCGAATACTACGGAGGGGATGGCTCATCCAAGATATCCGTACAGCCTTCTGACCCTGTGGTCATGCAGGGCGCAGCCAAAGCTATCGGCGCAGGATTTGCGGTGGGCGGACCGATCGCCGCAACGATAGCGGCAGCAGGTGCTGGGCTGGCTGTAGCAGGAAGCAAGCTTGCGGACTCTGTCGGAAGCTGGGTGAAGGATACGATCACCAAGCAAGACACGACAGCGGCACAGTCCAAGGTACAATACTATGCCCGCAAGGCAAAAACGACGACAGCAGCTAAAAAAGTAGCAGGTAACGGAAGGGCAACGGTGATGTGATGAGATATACGATTGATAATCTTCCTGTCGAAGGCGGGCTGGACTTTTCGGTTAAGTCATTCGTCCCACGTACCCTGCAGAACGCCAAGAACCTTCTGATGACCCGCATGGGCGAGGTACCGTATGACCGATACCGAGGTTTCGATCCGGCGATCTTTGACCTGCCGCTTGCCCGCCTGCGGGAAGAACTACTGCCAGAACTGGACAGAGTCATGCTATGGGAACCGGACTGCGAGGTGGTGGACGCGGAAGCCTACGTCACGGAAGACGGGGCAACGGTCATCACATGTACGGTGGAGATAGGGGGAGAAATAAATGGATAACACTGAACTGCATTATGTGACATATGACCCCGATGAGATCTGGAGCGAGATGATCTACAACTACGTTCAGGCAGGCGGCGACGTGCTGTATGCAGGGGATGAAAAGGAAATGCTTCTGCGAAGTGTACAGGCCGACATCGTACAGGTGCTGGCAGGCGTGGACAACGCCCTGCGGATGCAGACACTGCGGTACGCTGTCGGCGATTACCTGGACGTGATCGGCGAGAACCGGAACTGTCCAAGACTGAAAGCGACCGGAGCCAGTATCGAACTGATTATCAGGTCCGCAACAGAGCAGACGATCCCTGCAACGAACCTTTTGACCACAGATGGAAAACTGTTCTGGCAGATGAACAATGATGTGTACATCAGTGAGGGTCATGCCATTGTTACAGCCACATGCACGACAGTTGGCACAGTTGGCAACGGCATAACCACCGATACGGAATTTAAGTTTGCGACGGCACCGGAAGGAACGGTCACTGTCTTCCCTTACGCTTCCACCAGTGGCGGCGGTCGGGAAGACGAGACCGATGAAGAATACAGGGAGCGGATCCGTACCTGGATGGGCACCAGCTCAACGGCTGGTCCAAAGAAGCAGTATGAGACGCTGGCCAAGACTACGTCCGGAGCTACGATCACGGACGCTCTCGCTACCAATGTGAATCCGGAAACCGGATTAGAGCAGGAAGGCCATGTATATGTCTTCATTATGGGCGAATCTGATGTGGCGACAGAGACGGAACAGGGGCTTGTCCTGCAGCGCATCATGGCGGATGACGTGAAGCCACTCACAGATACTGTCCATGTTAAATCGTCTGACCGGTTAGCCTACGTGATCCGGGGCGTGGTGACGTACAACGGGTCCGCGGCAGTGGCCGAGGATCTTAACGAGGCAATCGAGGAATACAAGCAGTGGCAGCATTTCAAGATTGGTCGGCCATTCCATCCGGACAAACTGAAGGCCATGCTGTTTCAGGCAGGAGCATTAAAAGTTCAGTTCGCAAACTGCGAATTTGAGACTAGCTCCGGAACAATGACCCGGACAAACTCACCAATCCTCACGCCCGTGTATACCGTTGGCGAACATTGGTATGGCGAGGTTGATCTGACACTGCAGAAAGGGGCGCTGGAATGACCTACAACGTCAAGGACCACCTGCCTGCATGGCTGTATAAGGATGTCAACGGTAAGGCCGTTGCGATGGCGATACAGGCCGGTATGCGGAAGCTGAATGAGATTGTTGAGACCAGCAAGAAGCTGATTACAGATGTCAGTACGGCGCCGGAATGGCGGCTGGATGAACTGGCATGGGAGCTGGACTGTCCGTACGACCTTGCAGCCAATGTAGAGACAAAACGCAAGTGGATTCAGCTGGCATACAAGACCAACCGGTATCTGGGAACCAAAGCCGCTATGGAAGAGTGGCTGCAGGCCTACGACGACACGCTGTATGTCGAGGTCGTGAGCAGTTATCCGTACGCATATACGATTAAGTCGACGGCGTACGAGAGTACGGAAGACTGGCCGGAAAGCCTGCAGGCTTGGGTCGCAAAAGTGGCCAGCTATACAGCAGGTGCGAGGGATAGTCTGGAGCTGGAGTACACCGTGCCAGCTGACACGATAGGAGGCTGACCATGTATAGACACGGAGTATACTCTGGCGCTGACCCGAAGGGCAATGCCGGTAATGGCAAGGCATACCTGCTTGCGCCGGTAGCCCTTGACGCCATCCGCAGACGCCTGGAGGAGGCGCCGCAGCCGGAATACGAACAGCTGACGATGGAGATTACCAGCGTCAGGGCATACACGGAACGGTCCGGTGAGTATGACCCGGCACCCGGCGATACCGTCAGCATGTGGGCGGTCCACATCAGGTTAAACAAGGCGCCTGCATACATTGACATCGGGACCAGCCGCTTACCCGGCTACGGCTTTCGTGTAGGCGACAACGTCATCTACCACGTCAAGACCACGACGCAGACAACGACAATTCAGCTCGTTGCGGTCGGCGAGATGGGCGAGACGATCACGGCGGAGGCAACGCTGGAGTTCGCCCTGCACTGTACCGGCATTACTTACAATGTGACGTCGAATGTCAAGACCATCGGTGAAACGACGCAGTACGTGACCACCGTATCACCTGCAGGCTGTACTGATCCGGTTACTTACTCATCTTCTGATGAGTCTGTAGCTACAGTGGATGAGAACGGCGTGATCACAGGAGTAGGCTTTGGGTGCGCCACAATCACGGTGACTTGTGGCGACTATTCAGCGTCCCACGGCGTCTGTATCGGCAAGACTGTCAACCTGACGGGTACGCTGGTGCGTCAGGTGGCAAGTCTTGAGAGTGAGACGGATGCTGTCGTATTTACGATGGGCGGAACAAAGACCGGCAACGTATACTTTGACAAGGAAAAATTCGCAGTGCCCGCTGGTGGTGATGCGGTCCTGATGAAGGATGAAAACAGCTCCGCACTGCTTGAGCATATGATCCTGTTTGGCGAGGTCGGAACCTTGCGGATCCGGGACGTCGGACAGACAAGGCGCCTTGAGAACATCACTGTTATCAGTGAGAAGACGAACGACAGCGCATACAGCAGGGCGCTGTCAGTCCACAACGGTACCAGCGGAACCGCTTACGCGGCGTTCCTGGCGTCGAGTGATGACACATATTTAAATGTTTACCCAGCATGGTCTGTACCATACTGAGGATTTATAAGGAGGACATAGCCTATGGCCGCAATAATCAGCGAGAACATCGCCCAGCACGGCATCTGGAAGGCACTGCAGGAGATGGCCGGCGTCATGGGGAGAAATGCCAATCGGGTTGAATCCATGACAGATGACGAGATCAGCACCGGCCCTGTCATCGATGCTGTCGGTATCCCGACCTACGTTGATGACGTAACGCAGTATCCGGACTTTAACCTGCAGGAGACGGGATGGTATATCTTTGCCCGTATCTTTGCGAAGGATACGGTCCTTGTGACCGATGAAACCACAGTAGAAGGTGCCGCTTATACGGCATCAGCAGGTGATGATCATGTTTGTGTGGCTGTTCGCTTTGACGGGGCGGCGGTCTCGCAGAAGGTAACCGTCAAGTGGGGTGCTTATACGGAGTCCTTCATCTTCAAGGCTACCGACCTTGCTGCCCGCAATCAGGAATGTCGTGTCGCGTCTAAAGCGGCAGAGGCTACTCAGGGAGCTGAGACAGCAACCGCAAAAGCACAGGAAGCTTCGACGTCGGCAACAGAGGCTGGTCAGAGTGCTACTAGTGCTTCTGAGTCGGCTACGGCAGCCGCTACGAGCGCTTCGGATGCCGCCGGTAGCGCTACAGCAGCCAGCCAGAGCGCCGAGCAGTTGTCGTCCGCGGTGACTCAGGTGGAAGCTAACACCGCTGATATTTCCAATTTAAAGCAGAACATCAAAACGTTTGTTGGATCTCCTCTCGTCGCTTCGGCAGCAGCAGAAATGACCGACACGACACGGGTCTATGTGTACGTTGGATCCGAGACCGGATACACGTTCGGAAACTGGTACTACTACGACGGCACCAGCTGGGTCTCCGGTGGCGTCTACAACGCCACGGCGGTCAACACGGATAAGACCCTCACACAGGAGGATCAGCCTGCCGATGCGAAGAAGACCGGCGATGAGATTACTGATTTAAAGCAGGATTTAAGTTATAACGCAACAAATCAGAACGCAGTCTTTGAAAGTGGATATTATACTAATAATGCTAATAACATGGTAATTTCGAGAACGTCCGAAACAAAGACAAGGACTAAAATTACCGCTATATCTGGATGCACGTATAAAGTGACATTTACCTCTTATGGGACAGGAAATCTTGTTATCATATTCGCAGACGAATATAACAATATTTTAACATCTGTTTACGGCGAAAGCACACGGACAAATGTTGTTAAGTATGTTACCGCACCAGAAAGCACTAAATATCTGTACGTGACGCATGACGTTTATAGCCAAAGTGCGGTTACTCCTATTATTGAACTTATGGACACAACGGCATTTGTGGAAAGAAAAACCATTCCATCAAGTGATTTAATCGAGTACATGGATGCGTCTATTAAGCGAAAAGATGCGGTCAGCGTTTCAGCGATATATTCGGCACAGATTAGCGCAAGCGGGAACATTGTGGCGCAGAGTTCTACCACCAAAAAGGTGTATATTTACCCAGTTGAAAGTGGTCAATCATATATTCTATATGGCGAAGGTGTATATCTTGATAATGAACGTCCGATCGCAGTTTTTAGCAAGTCGCTTTTTGACGGTGAAACTTCTATATCCGCAGAGAAGTTTTTAGTTGCAAATACATCAGCCGTAGCAACCGATTACAATAGGCTTTTTGAACCTGTTGAAGATGGATATGTATATATCGCCACATATAGATCATATCCGCAATTGACTCTTTATGATGCAGAATATACATCAACAGTAATCGAAACACTTGAAAGTGGGATAGCCGAATTGAATGATTCAGTCGATACGCTGAACTTGCTTTTAAGCCATAATGACACATTTTCAATTCAGGACTTGTTTAACGGATACGAATCAGCTTTTATTGATGACTTCACAACAAGGACTGATTTTATTGATGAAAATCATCAATATACTGCAACAGGTGACACAGCAAATCAGCCAACTATATTAACAGGAACAGGTGCGATACGTGTTGGGGTTTCTGGGCAGTCATCATTATTTTATGCTCGCCCAATTAATCGGCTTCCATTCTGCGCAGTTATTGGCAAAGCAACAGGAGCGCAACAGAATATAAGGGTGTATGGTACAGAATTATTCACTATTTCTGGAACGCAGGGAAGTATTGTGTATTCCGGCAGGACGGTTGGCAGACTGCACGTTAATACACAATATTACGTTGTTTTTGTGACGCAAGACAGAGTTAAGGTTATTGACGATGTTGGCGTGAGCGTAACACTGCCAATCGCATATACAGATGAGAAACAGTTGACATTTGAGTTAGGATACGGAACTAATGCGGGGCGCAAGTTTGGCTATTCGTCATATGTTGAAATGACCAAGCGTACATTGGTTGACTTAGACTTTGACAGGTGCGTTAAGGAAAACGAATCGGATGAATCCTACGCGCAATTGAAGTCATTAATAAGCTTCACCCATTCATCTGAAACAGGTGGCTCAACAGCAAAGTATTACCCTGCTGAATCCTCAGACCATGAAGTTGAACAAAGCGGTATATCCAACAGGCTGTGTTATGCAAGTATAGTTGACTATGCCAGTGATACAGGTTACAGAACCGAAACAAAAATAGTTTCAGTTAATTCCAACTTGACAAACAAAAATGGTGGTTTACAACGGTTTCATTTTGATGCCGATCTACGTATGAACAGCGCAGATAATCCATCTGGCGCATATAACACTTATGTATTTCAGTTGCATGATGCAGGGTTCGCTC